CAACTTCCATCCCTCCCCTGAGCAGGGACGGGGGGTCCCATGTGCCCACAAAGGTTGCGATACGCAACTGAATAGTCATGCATTTCGGGGGTCGCCATGGCATCAAACCTGCAAGCGGCGCAGTCCGGTGACCGGCGCGAAGCACTGGTGGCCCTGCGAGACACGCTGGCCGTGATGCTGGACCAGACGGAGGCGCAGATTCACGCCCAGCTGGCGGCGCAGTATCGGGCCACGTTGGCCGAGATCGCCGAGATTGACAGTGCCGCCGCTGGTAAGCCGAAGGGTGTTCGTGATGAACTCAAGGCGAAGCGTGACGGCCGGCAGGGTGGGCGATCAGCGGCCCACGCATCTGGTAACGCCTGACGGAGAGTTCGACTTCTCCGATGGTGACGACGCGATCGAACTGGCTGCGGCTCTCGGGCTGGAGCTGTTCGATTGGCAGCGGTGGATCGTGCGCTGGATTCTGGCGGTTGACGCCACGGGCCAGCCTGCGTGTTCGGTGGTCATCATCGAGGTGCCCCGCCAGAACGGCAAGGGTGCGATTCTTGAGTGCGTAGAGCTGTACTGGTTGATCGTGGCCGGCGTGCCGATCGTGATCCACACGGCGCACGAGGCAGACACCGCGGCCGGCCACCAAGAGCGCCTGGACACGCTGATTGCGGAACCGGAGATTGAGCTTCCGGCGCTGAAGTCGTTCAAGGCGAACGGCAAGGAGCGCATTCGTAATCTGGATGAGCGGCTGCTGTTGCAGTTCCGTACCCGCACGAAGGCGACGAAGCGTGGCGCGTCGCCGCAGAAGGTCATCCTCGACGAGTCACAAGAGTTGCAGGCGGCTCACCTGGCGGCGCTGGTGCCGGCGATGGCGGCGCAGTCGATGAACGCCGAGAAGATGCCGCAACTGATCTACGCCGGCAGCGCCCCGCTGGAGCACTCGCTCTACATGCATGACCTGCTGGCCAGGGTGCAGGGCAATCCGCCGCCTCGCACGTTCATGGCGCGCTGGTCGTGTGGCCCCGATGCCGACCCGACTGACCGTGACAACTGGTACCGGGTGAACCCTTCGCTCGGGATGCTGATCTCCGAGGACTACGTGCAAACCACGGAGTTCTTGACGCTCTCGCCTGAGGACTTCGCGGCCGAAAGGCTTGGCGTGGCAAAGGGTGGTGCGAACGCTTCGGATGGGCCGATCCCGTCTGAGCGTTGGCTCACCCTGACCGATGGCGAGTCGATGGCCACGGATGACACCCTGGTGCTGGCGTTGGATGCCCCGCTGGATCGCCGTTCGGCGTGCTTCGCGGTGTACGGCCGCCGCGCCGACAACTTGCGCCACGTCGCTATCCGTCACTGGCTGGCGACGCATCAGCTCGGCGAGTTGGTGGCCACGGCGAAGATGCTGTGTGACGGCCACGGGGTGAGTTTGCATCTGCCGCCGAAGTCGCCTGCGTTGGCGTGGCGTGACGATCTCGTGGCGGCTGGCGTTGACGTGATCGAGATCAAACCGGCAGCGTTCGTTGAGGCGCAGCAGACGTTGGAGCAGGCGGTGGCCGATGGGTCGCTGCGGCATCGTGGTCAGCCGGAAATGAACCAGGCGGTGAAGGGGCTGGCGGCTCGTGTGGCTGGTGATACGGCCCCGTGGTCGCGCCGTTCGTCTGGCGCAAACGTCGCCCCCTTGTTCGCCGCCGCCGCCGCCCTCGCTGGGGTATCGCCCCCGGCCCCCGAGTTCTTTGTCTACTGATTGGAGGCCCGCATGACTGACGTTCTGGACATCATCGGCCTCGGCGCTGTGACTGCTGCCGGCTTCCTGTTCGCTCCCGCCGTGGGGGTGCTCGTGCTCGGGTGTGCGTGCCTGTTCGTGTCGTGGCGCATGACCCGTAGGGGCCGCTCGTGAGTATCTTGTTCGGTCGCCCCGTGGAGCAGCGCGGCATCCGTCTGCCGCCGCAGATCGTCGCGCAGATGGTCGCTACCGGCTCGGGTGGCGTGTACGTCGATCAGGACTCGGCGATGCGCCACGACGCCGTGTGGGCGTGCGTGACGCGCATCAGCCAGGACGTGTCGATGATGCCGGTGGATGTGGTGCGCTACGTCAACAAGACGCGGCAGGATGTGTCTCCGACGCCGAAGATCATCGCCGATCCGTCTGTGCGGGTGAAGCCGCTGGACTGGCGCTATCAGGTAGTCGCCTCGTGGCTGACCGCAGGCAACGCGTACGGGCGCATCACCGCGGTGTCAGCCGACGGCCTGTACCCCGTGCGGATCGAACTGCTCGCCCCGGCGCAGGTGGACTACCGCAACAACGGCAGCGGCTGGGAATGGTTCGTGGACAACGAGCGCACCGACCTGTGGCCGCTCGGCAACCTGTGGCACGTCCCGGCGTACACGATGCCTGGCCAGACGTTGGGCCTGTCGCCCATCGCCTACCACGCAGCATCCATCGGCATGGGCCTGACGGCGCAGAAGTTCGGCGCGGACTTCCTGGCCGATGGTGGCCACCCCTCGGCGCTGATCCAGCCCGAAGGCGCACTGAACGAGACGCAGGCGACGACGCTTAAGCAGCGGTTCATGCAGCTCACTCGCGGCAACCGTGAGCCGATTGTGCTGCCGAGCACGACGAAGTACACGCCCATCCAGATCAACCCGCAAGAGTCGCAGTTCCTCGACACGATGCGCTACAGCGCCGAGCAGATCATCGGGCGCGTGTTCAACGAGGACGTGGCCGACTACTCGCTGACCACCGAGGGCACGGCGACCACGTACGCGAACCGTTCCGATGCCGACCTGGCCCGCTACAAGCGCCGTCAGTTCTGGGTGACGAAGCTGCAAGACGCACTCACTGACCTGTTGCCCCGGCCGCAGGTGGTCAAGTTGAACACGTCGGCGACGTTGATGATGACGCCGGCCGAGCGCCACGAGTTGCACAAGCTCCGCCTTGAGTCCAAGACGCTCACCGTCAACGAGGCGCGCCGCATGGAGGACGAGGCCCCGTTCGACGGCGATGAGTACGACGAGCCGGGCATCCCCGAGCACACACCCGACACCCCGGAGCCTGCTGCCGAAGATTCTCCCGACACCATGCAAGGAGGCGCAGAATGAGCGCACTCAACGAAGCGCCCCGAGACAACCTCTTCCGTGGGCTGCACGGCAAGCCGCTGGAACTGCGCGCCGCCGACGCATCCACCCCGACCCTGTTCGGCCACTTCGACATGTTCGAGACGTGGGCGGAAATCGACTCCTACTTCGAGGGTCGGTTCATCGAGCGCACCGTGCTCGGCGCATACCGGAAGACGATCAACGAGAATCGTGACCGTCTCAAGGTGCAGTACGACCACGGTTACGACTCCTACTTCGGGTCGTCGCCGCTCGGCCCGATCGACGTGCTGCGCGAAGAGGACGAAGGCCCGTACTACGAGGTGCCGCTACTGGACGCCTCGTACAACCACGAGCGCCTGCTGCCGATGCTGCAAGGTCGACTCATGGACGGCACCATCACGTCCTCCGTGTTGGGCGCGTCACACCGCTTCCGGGTGACCAAGGAAGAGTGGGTGCAGCCGACCAAGGCGACCGACTACAACCCCGAGAAGCTGCCTGAGCGCACCATCCGGGAGAAGTCGCTGTACGAGTTCGGCCCCGTCGCCTTCCCGGCCCAGATCGAGGCGACTGCCGGCGTTCGCTCGCTGTCCCTCACGGACCACTACTTCGAGCGCCAGTTGGCGCGCAACGGCCAGGCCGCGCGCGCCGCTCAGCGTCTCACGTCAATCTCCGCAGCCGCCCTCGGCACTGCGACGGAAACCCCCAACGAGCCGCCCACGGCACTCGGTGGTCAGACAACCCACCAGGGCTTGAGCCGTTCCAAGCGCATCGCGCTGGCCCTCGCCCGCTGACCTCCACAGGAGACTCACCATGTTCATCGAATCCCTTCGCGCGTCCATTGACGCGCTCATCGCCGAGCGCGCCGCACTCATCACCGAGAGCGAAACCCTCGACACCGCCGACGAGAGCCGCAGCGCGGCCGACCTCGACGCCCGCGCCGACGAGATCATCGCTCGCGGCAAGGCCATCGACGCCGAGATCGCCACCAAGGAGGCCCGCGTGGCCGAACTGGTCGCCCTCCAGGCCGAGCGCGCCGCCGCCCCCCAGGCCCCGGCGTTCATCCGCCCCGCCGACAAGGTGCAGGTCGACGCGACCGCCCGCATGGACTTCCGCAGCGCGAGCGACCTGATCGCCCGCCAGGCGGAGGAGCGCGGCATCGACCCGACCCACGCCCGCAACCTGATCAAGCGTCACCGTGGCGACCTGGCGTTCGTCCGCAACATCGCGGCCCGTTCGACCGACGCCTACGAGTCGGCGTTCCAGAAGGTGATGACCGGCCGCGACATGTTCCTCACCAACGAGGAGCGCGCCGCCATCGCCGTGGGCACCAACACGCAGGGCGGCTTCCTGGTGCCGACGCACCTGGACCCGACGCTCATCCTCACCAACGACGGCACGAGCAACGCCATCCGCGCCATCTCCCGCGTGGTCACCCTCACCGTGGGCGACACCTGGAACGGCGTGACCAGCGCAGGCTCCACCTTCTCGTGGGATGCCGAACTGACCGAGGTGTCGGACGACTCGCCGACGTTCGGTTCGGCCAGCATCCCGCTGGCCACCGGCCAGGGCTACATCGGTGCCAGCTACCAGGCGTTCGACGACATCGCTTCGCTGTCGTCCGACGTGCTGGCGCTGTTCGCCGATGGCCGCGACCGGCTGGAGGGTGCCGCCCACGCAACGGGCACCGGCACCAACTCGCCCACCGGCATCTTCACCGCCCTCGACGCGAACACGAACGTGGAGCGCATCAGTACCACCGCCGCCACCATCGGCGTGGTCGACCTCCAGGGCATGAAGCGCGCGGTCGGCCCTCGCTGGCGTCAGAACGGCCGCTGGGTGATGAACCCGGTGTACGCCGACGCGATCAAGAACCTGGGCACCGCCCTGTCGAACGCGTACAGCACCGACCTGACGCAGGAGAACACCCCGCGCCTGCTCGGCAAGCCCGTGGTGGAAACCGACGACGCCCCGAGCACGCAGACCACCACGGCCAATGACAACGAG